TGGCGACTAACATTGAAGCGAACTGCGCCGGTGTTGTTGTCCGCGAAGAACCGCTTTCCCTTGTCGGAGTTACCGAACCCGCGCCAGTCGGCTAACAGCTAGTCGGCGAATCCATACGAACGAACAGAAACTAAACTAGAAACAACGTTGCGAGGATAAAAGGAAATGGCACTTGAAAACGTTTTTGAGAATGACATTTTTAGTCAGATCGAACTGACAGCTTCGATCAACAAAATGCCGTTCAAACCTTCGATGTTGGGGGCGATGGGTCTGTTTGCGCAGAAACCCATCCGAACCACTACCGCAATGGTTGAAGAACAAAACGGGAAGCTTGTTTTGATTCAATCCATGGCGCGCGGTGATATGTCAAACGTGACGATGAAGGAACGCCGGAAGGCGCGCGCCTTCGTTGTTCCGCACCTTCCCCTTAACAGCGCTGTTCTTGCTGACGATGTGCAAGGTATTCGCGAGTTCGGGGAAGAGGAACAGGTTAAGCAGTTCTCTACCGAAGTTAATGACAAGCTTGAAATTATGCGGCAGTCGCATGAGTTCACGCATGAGTTTCATCGGATGGGCGCTATCAGCGGCCAAGTTCTCGATGCCGATCTTAGCGTTATGTATGATTGGTTCGACGAATTCGGAATCGCTGAACAATCGTATGATTTCGATTTCAGCGCCGCCGCGACTGGTTCCCCCATCAAAGGCATTTGTCGAACCATTCGATTCCAGATTGAAGACGCGTTGGGCGCAGCGCCTTACACTTCAATCATGGCATTGTGCGAACGTTCGTTCTTTACTGACTTGATTTCCGCGCCGGAAATCAAAGAAGCATACGAACGGTATGAGAACGGTTCGCACTTCCGCGAAGACCAGCGTGAATTCTCTTACGGCGATATTACGTGGAAAGAATATCGCGGTAAGATCGGCGGCGGCACTTCGTTCATTGAAGAAGGCAAATGCAGATTCTTCCCCGTTGGTGCGCCTGACATTTTCCAGGTTGCTATCGCGCCGGCGAACTTCATCGAAACCGTGAACACGCGCGGCCAGTTGATTTACACGAAACAGGAACGCATGAAGTACGATATGGGTATGGAATTGCATTCGCAATCTAACCCATTGCATATCTGCACGCGGCCCGCAACGCTTGCTGAAGGTGTTTCGGCTGGGGGTTCAGGTTCGTAAGCTTGTTTGATTCCATCGCTTGACGGGCGATGTTCGCGCGGGGCGGATTGTTTCGGGAGTTGCAATTCCGCCCCGCGTATGTTTTTCTGCTTATCGTTTTATCATCATGCCATTGATTTCTGTAAACCTTGACGTATCGCAACAGGTTAGAAACCTGAAACAAATGCGCGCTGCGTTGAATACAGGAACGGCAGAAATAAAGACGATGGTAAAACAATGGGCAGCAAGATATAGAACGTATTCACAAAAGCGTTTTATTGAACAATCAGCGGGGGGCGGAGATTGGCCACCTCTGAAGCGCGCGCGAAAGCGTGGCAGTCTAGAGTCAGCATTGATCTTGCGAGATACTGGGTTGATGCTAGGCGCCTTGAATCCAGTATTTACAGGCGCGCCCGGGCAGCTAGAAGAATTAGACGGTTCGCACCCTATCGGTATACGCGTGGGTTTTGGTGGCGGGGCAGCATACCAAACAGGCGCGAGAGTTGCTGACGTTTCCGAATACCATCAAACAGGCGCGGGCAACTTACCGGTTCGGGAAATCTTAGTTCAACCCGATTCGCAAACGTTGCAAGGTATGGAAAAAGACGCAGACCGCGCAATAGGTAAAATGGTTGCGCGAATCAATAACCCGAACAGAATGTAAATGTCAAACGATCCGTTCTCAATTCTCTATGCGCACTTGTGGGACGTATTCAATACGTCGCCATATTTGCAGAATGTTGTGAGAACTAAGAATCGTGTTCGCTTTGATGAAAACGACCGTGACCCCTACCCACAACAGATACAAGATGGCGACTTACCGGAAGTAATTCTAGACGTTACGGGCTGCGCGGTTAACTTACAGCAGTCAAGTTGCACAACGTCTGTTGATAAGCGGTTGGCGTTTCTTGTCTGTACAGGTGACCAGCGCATAAACTCGCGACTGTTTCCGATCCAATGGCAAATGCTTTGTATGTTTACGAAGCTTCAAAGAACTTCACAAGATATACAATGGAATGGTAAATCATTCGTACTTGCGTTCGAAATAACAGACATGACAGAAGGTCTTAGCAACCCTCAAAATCGCGGAATCAAGGGCTGGTCAAGCGTTCTAAATTTCGTCGCAAAGCTAAGCTTTCAAACCCGCGACATGATAGAGTTTTCAAATACATAAAGGGTAAACAATGCCGAAAACCGGAAAGTATGGCGCGGCTGATGGAATCGCTTGCTTGCGCAACTGGTCGATCAACGATCTTGCGGAGTTGAAGGAATACGCTTGCTCCGCAACGCAAGGGATGAAAGGCAGGCAGGCAGGTATCCGCGACTGGAACGGTTCTTATGAAGCGTACGGCGCGCAGCCTGTTTACATGCCCGGCGAATGTTTTGAGTTTTCAGGGTACACGGCGCCAAGTTCAATCGATTGCGGGCTAGGTTCAGGAACCGGGCCAACGTACACGGGTGATTGTGTTGTTGAACAAGTCCAGATTGTTTGGAACTGGGAAAGTTCCGAAAACATTGTCGTTACTACCCAAATACAAGGCAACGGCGAACTTGTCCTAGCGACCGGCGAAATCTTAGACGAAGCGCCGGCGATCATTTTGCCAACGCGAAACTCTAAAGGTTTCTTTCTTTGGGATGGCGCGCAGGAACTAGAACTTTGTGTGAAGTCTGGAACGCTTACTTTCACTAGTGACGTTAAAGACTTCGCTAACTCTTGCACGGCGGGATGGCGCAACCGTCAACCTGGGATTCTGGATTGGACGCTATCGTGCGAATCCGACGACGATGATCGTTCTACACTGCAAGACCTTGAACCTAACGATATCGTTTGGTTGCGGTTGTATATCAATCAGACCGAATATTATGATTTGAAATGGGGTATGGTTCAAGACTTCAGCGGTTTGACTGTCAACGTTGAAACGTCTGATATCATTTCGCAAACTCTCAACATTGCTAGTTCGCCCGCCGATCCCGATACCGGCGACCTTGGCGCAATCATTCTGCCAGACCTTACGCAATACTGGCCGTATGTTGGTAGTGGCAGCTAAGCGAACTGCATAATTAACTAAGCCCGTCAAGCGAAAGGTTACAAATGGGATTTCCCCGCAACGAACAAGCGATTTTGACAAACGCATCATTCCCCCTTAACCTTAAAGATGAGAACGGGGGAGAAGTAAACCTAACGTTCAAGGCGCCAACGGACGCGCAACTAGCAGAAATAGACGAATGGTTGCGAGCGCGAACGTTAAAGATTGCTTACGCTAGCCTAAACGGAATTACTGACGCAAGGCAGCGCGAAGAAATCTTAGGTGTTGCAATGCGCCAGGCGCAACATATTTCTTGGCTGTCGGCTGACGGTCGCAAGTCGCTAGCAACTATCGAAGGAATGGCGAAAGTTGCCGAATACGCAACAGGGAATCAAATTGAATTCCCGCGATTGTGTAAACTTCTTAGCGACCCCGAAAACCTGTTAAGAGTTTCGGAAGCTATTCGATACGCAACCGGCAATGTCGAAGATGCGCCGGACGCTAGCGCGAAAAAAAAGGCGCGAGCGAAGCGCAAGAAACGCCTTCAAAAATAGCGATATATAAACAGCTATCCGAAGCGTTCGGATGGACTGTAAACGATATCGCTAATATGACCCCATCACAACAATACCTGTATTATCACGGTTCACTTAACCAACATCAACAGTTCGAAACAAAAGTTGAAACGAAACGTTTCGAAACGCAAGCGGAATACTCTGCTTGGTTGCGTGAACAACGCATACGCAAAAGGTAGAAAATGACAGCCGGTGTTGTTGTTGGAATTCGTGGGGATTCTGTACCCCTACAAACGGCGCTAGCCGATGCCGAACGTAGCCTAGCAATGTTGGGCGGGCGCGCGCAGGGGTTTGGCGCGCATATGTCCGGCGCCTTCAATCGTTCCGGTTCTTCTCTTGAAGCGTTCCTATCAAAGCTTAAAGCTTTGGGTGGGACGATTGCGTTTGTCTTCGCAACGTCTAAGATTATCGGTTTCGGTCGCGAATTTATTCGTATGGCCGATGTTCAAATAGAGGCGGAAACAAAGCTTGAAGCTGTTATGAAAGCGACCGGCAACGCTGCCGGGTTTACTGCTGAACAGTTAAAGCAAAACGCTGCTGCATTGCAAAAGATTACAGTTTATGGCGACGAAACCATTATCGGAATGCAAGCGGTTTTAAGTACGTTCCGCGAAGTGAAAGGCGATCAGTTCCTAGACGCGACAAAAGCGGCGCTCGATATGTCGGCGGTCTTAGGAACCGATCTTAGATCGGCAGCGTTGCAACTTGGCAAGGCGTTGAATGATCCTAAGCTTGGAATCACTGCGCTGACACGTTCCGGCGTTTCGTTTACCGAAGCGCAAAAGGAACAGATTAAAACGTTGCAAGAATCGGGCGATATCATGGGCGCCCAAACGATCATTATCAACGAACTCAAAAAGGAATTCGGTGGCGCTGCTGAGGCGTTAGGGAATACTTTCAGCGGTAAGCGTGCGCAACTAGCCAACAGACTAGGCGATATTGAAGAACGCTTAGGTATGGTTGCCGAAAAGTTTCTTACGTTGTTGGTTCCCGCTGCTGAAAAAAGCTTGACGGTTCTAGAGAACTTAACAACGCTGTTAGAAAACAATCTGCAACCAGCGCTTGATTCAACCAGCGAAGCTATCGAATCGTTAAGCGAACCGTTTCAACAGTTTGTTGCCGGGATGGTTGCAACGTATTCTGTTGTTGAATGGTTCACTGGCAACTTTACGAAAGTATTCAAGTTCGCTTTCGATCAAGTATCGCTTTCGATTTCGCTTTGGACGGTTGAAACAATCCAGCTAGTTCGCGACTGGTCAAATTCTATTGAAGGCGTGTTCGTTGATCTAACCGCATTCTTGCAAACAACTGGGGTAACTATTTGGGGGACCGTTTATTCTGCATGGTCAACAGGTCTTGCGTCGCTGAAAGAACTTGTATTGTCTTCGACTAAGCAGATACAAATGGCGTTCGCGATAGCGTTGGGAACAATCGCAACTTCTGGCGTTGTATTCGCTGGAACAAAAGACTGGTTTACCAAACAAGCTAAAGAGCAGATCGAAGGTGTTAAGAAACTTGAAGCTGACTTAAACAAGGTTCGATCTGAGGCCGGCGCAGAGCAAGAGCGCATTGCCATAGAAACGCAAGAGAAGATAGACGCGATTCAGGAAACAGCATTAGAACGCAAAAGCGGTATCGGTAACACTGCTTTTGATAAAGCGTTAGAAGGTTCGGTAAGAGAGCTAGAAAAGAAGCGGCTAGAACTTCCCTTAGAGTTGACTGATCTAGATTCTGTTATTGAGAAGAACGCAAGCGCGGTTGCGAAGTTGTTCAACAAAGAACTAGAAGTTGATCCGAACCTAAAACCGAACCTAGGCGACCGCGAAAACCCTGAAGACGCATCTAAAGACAAAAAGAGAAAAGGCGCCGAGTTTGTCGGACTGGAAGAACTGAACAAGAAAATTACCGCTGCTGCATTCGGTTCGCAAGACCCCGCTATCAGAGGCGCACGCGCGGCCGAACAGCAAGTTGACCAGCTAAGACAAAACAACCAACAGTTGCAACAGCAAAACGCAAACCTTGAAGAACTGTTAGCCGCGACGATTAACGTTGGTAAACAAGTCC